TGTAGCTGGTTGCCGCAACGTTGCCCGCGGTTCCGACCGTGATGCAGTCGTAGGAACCGCCCAGATTCGCCGGGTCAATCTGGAAGATGACGATTTTGTGAGTCGTGCCGGTGCCGCCTGCGTAGTTGATCGCATCCGTGCGCCGCACAAGCGTGTTGCTCGTCTCACAATCCAGGTTTGACCAGATCGGCACGGTGTTGACCAGTACCGCAGCGCCAGACGCAACGAGCAGCGAGCGGTACATCGTGAACGTTTGATTGTCCGCGTCGCCCTGGTGGTAGTGCACAACCACCCAGCACATTTGAGCATTCTTGAGACTGATGTAATCAGCCACCAGGGGCGCCGCCGCGCCAACGGTCGGCGGCAACCCCTCGACCACGAACAGCCCTTCAGGAACTTGAAGTGTAGTCATTTCGGATACTCCTATCACGCCGGTTAGCGAGCTTCCAGCATGATGAACGGCGACATGGTGTTAGCCGTCCCCTTGTACGGGGTCAGCTCCTTTTGCCAGGTCGGTTGACCGTCAACGCGCCGGATGAACCGGTACGCCATTTGGTTTGTCAGGAATTGGACGTGCATCGATGACGCCGCGTCAACGCCGCCGATGGTCGCCAGCTTATACTGCGACCAGTCGGCCAGAACGATATCACCCAGGTCACCAATGCCGCTGTTGAACTCGGTCACGACAACAGGCGCGCCCTTGATGCGCATCACACTATCTTCGCCGTAGGTCACGAAACGCGGCGCAATTCCCGCCGTGCCAGCCGCCTGATACATCAGATCAAGCTGATCCTCAGCGTCCTGGTTGACGAACCAGGTATAGCGGCCACGTGGCCAGCGCCGTTTCCACATCTGGAGGATGTTCTTGTACGTGATGGTGTCGGCGGCCTGCCCGGTCTCTTTCGAGACCGTTATCGCGGACGGGTGGATTGTCCAGCCGTAAGCGCCAGCCACGCCCAGACCGCGGAACATGTCATCGTCTAGCATGAAAGCCAACTCAGCGACCGCGCCGGACGAAAGCTCTTGCTCCAACAGCCGCGCATCGTTCAAAACCTCGTTGGTCAGGTACGCCACGACCGCGTATTCCTTCGGCTTGAGCGTGTACTTGTAGAACTTCTGCGGCCCGCTGGCGGTGATTTCCGCGCCTTCGGCCACGCGATATCCGGTGATGCCGCCGTAGCGTGAGCCGTTGGCGCGGCTGTTCTCGCTCACGCCGTAAAAGTCCGCGCTGTTGGCGCCGGTTGCCAGGGATCGCTGCTGTGCACGCGAAGCGAACACGCCAACGTCCCAGACCTTCTTGTCCAGGCCCGCGGCTTGCTCGGTCTGCACCAGGAACCCACCCTCAGACGGTACGCTTTCGTTACCTCCCAGGATAGCCTTTACGCCGTCCAAGCGCCGGTCGTAGCTGTAGCCCAACGCCGCATTCTTGACAGCGATAAGCTGCTCGCCCAGGCTCTTGAAGCCTTCCGGCTTGTCCTTGACGGTTGCCGGTTGCGTCGCAAAGCCACCGGGATTGATCGGCGGCTGCTTTTCCTCGTAGGCCTTGATTGCATCATCGGCAGCTTGCTTGACCGCCTGTGCAATCATTGCCTGCATTTCTTCGTTAGTCATCTCAGGATACTCCATGGTTTTCTGGGGGGATGTCGCCGCATGTTGCTTCGGTTCCGGCGTGGCTTGCGTCGCGTTTGCCGCGGTCGCCGGTTGCGCCGCCTGTGGCAAAATCGCCTTGACGTATGGCTCTGCCGTGTCCAGATAGCTTTTCAGCGGCATGGTGCGAATCCGCGGTTCGGCAGGGATAGGTGTGATACTGGCGTCCAGGCCCAACGGCCAGCGCGTAATCTTGCTCACGCCGCCTTGCGCTTCTCGCTCCACCAGGTGCGGAGCCGTGCCAGACGACCAGCCCATTTTTCCCTCCTCTGCCAGGCCGTAGATTGCCCTCTCGTATTCGTCGCGCATCCGTAGTTGCGCCTCAATCCACACGCCCACATTGTCCGTGCGCAGCGCAGCCCGTCCGAGCTTGCGCCGCTTGAGCGTCGGGTCTTGACCGTGATGGTAGAGCACGGTCGATTTGCCCATCCCGTCATCGAGGTCGAAATCGGTGTCGGGTGCGAAGTAGTCACCTGTCAAGTCGGGCGTGTCAGGCGTGCCGAACATGACCAGATACCCGCCGATCCTACCGTCGCCGAGCGCCTTGACAGCCGGGCCGACCGTGACAAGGTCAATCGCCTTTGCCGGTTCCTCAGGCTCTTCGGTCTCGCCTTCGGCGGCGTCCTCTTCGTCGTCATACGCCGCCCACTTGACCAGTTCGGCAAACGTGGCGAGCGCCGTCTTTGCCTTCTCAAGCATACCGCCCGCCATGCGCCGGCCCGCTTTCGTTTCGTCGCCGGGTTGCCAGTCGACAACCGGCGTTGTAGTAGTCGTTTCGTCGCTCATACACTTGGTACTCCCATGCTGCGCGCTTGCTTGTCCGTGACGCGCTGCATCACGCAATCGCAGCGCCAGCCGCCGCATTCAAGTTCGCTGTTTGGCGGCTGCTGTGGGTGATACTTGCTATCTTCCCATTCTTGCCCAGTCGCAATCCAGCCATTCAGCGCCGCGCATGTCGCACAGTGTTGTTCGGTTGCGCCTAGGACCCAAACGAACAGGTCGTCTGGTTTGGTAGCAATCATCGCCCGGTTGACTACGTCATCATACCGTGCCGGCCATAGCTCGGTTCGCGCTCGCAACTGCGAGACTGGGCGCCCATCGCGCCGTGCATCCTCTACCGCCTGCGCAAGGTCAAGTACGTGGTTGTACTCTTCGTCGATGATGGCTTGCAGATCGGACTGCCATTCCGCTGTCATATCACGCGCCGGGTCAAGTCCGTTGTTTCGCATCCCTTCGTTCCAGGCGCGGGTCAACTGCGTCTCAATCGTCGCCGCCATGCTGTCCACGAAGTCGCTCAGGCTTTGCTCTTCGTAGTAGAACTCACGAACGTCATCCCAGATGATGCGCTCCCAACCGCGCCTGGACTTAAGCTCATTGATCTTGGTTGCCAGGTCAGAAGGAACCTCGATGCCGTGCGCCCGCATCCAGTCCGCAACGCTCACTGCAACGTCAACCGCTTGCTCACTTGGCATTTAGTAGCACCTCAGTGAGCGCCCGCAGCGCGTCGGTCAGCGCATCAGCCTGCACAGGCGCCGCTGTTTTCGTTTCCAACCACGGTGCAAAAGCGGCGCTTACGTCGTCGCGGGTCTGTGCCTGCGCAAGGTCGCCTTTGATCGCATCGATCACCGGCTCCGGCAAATGCCCGTTTACCTGAAAACCAGACAGGTCGCCCGGCACCCGCTTGGATGCCCAGCGCCGCCATTGGAAAAGCTCGCTCTTGCCCTCCCGCGTAATGCCTTCGACAATCGCATCGACCTGTGCGTTGACATCGTCGCCCGGTTGCGTTTCCGCCATGCCAGGCTCAGAGGGTGCGGTCATTGGCGCGGGTTCCGGCTCTTCGGGGTCCAGGTCGTTATACTCCCACCCCTCAGGCAGTTCCAAGCCCAGCATTTCCGCAACGAGCGACATGGGAAGGCCAGCGTTAACGTATGCCTGGAACGCAATCGCCCGGTTGTTCTCATCCGCCTGGAACACGTCCAGCGTTTCGGGCTGGAAGTCCAAGCGCAACCCCAACGGCTCGAACACCTGTGCATTCAGGATCGCCGCGATGAACCGGCATTCTGGGACAATCGTCTTGTCGTAAAAGTGCACGTCGTCTTGACGCACAACCCCGCCGCCGCCAAGTCCTGACGCATCAGCGCTGAAAAGCACGGTCTGCGGGATGCCAAGCGCCGTGGCCACGTCTGCGCGCTTGTCCGCCGTGAGCGTGTTGGAGTTGAGGCTTTCCAGCCCGTCGCCGATGACGACAGGCTTGACCACCCCGCCGTTTAGGACGTTTGCCGCGAATGCGTTATTGATCCCGCCAACCGCCCGCGACCACCATTCCTTGAGCCGGTTGCGCTCTTGCTCTGCCGGGTTGCCTTCGACCGACAGGATCGTCGCCTTGATTGCGCCGCGTTTGAAAAACGCCTCTGCGAACGCGTCGATGTTGTACAGCACACCCGCTGCAGAAAGCGCCGCCTGGACTGGCGACGATTGCGGCGGCCCGATCTCTACGTAAGGATCAGGCTTCCACATGTAGACAATATCGTCCGTGGTGGCGTCAATCTTGCGTGTGCCTAGATTGCGCTCAAAACCCACCACGCCCTGCGCGTCGTCCAATTTCGGCGCAATGGTTGACGGTACGATGTAGCGCAAGCCCAGCGCCTTTGCCTTGTTGCGGTCCCGCCAGTAGTAGCACGTTCCCCACAGGCACAATGCCGCCTCAGTGAGCCAAAGCAGGTTTTGCGGGTCTGGCAAGAACCCGACTTTGTTTTCCCACTTTTCGCTGTTGTCTACCTCGGTTTCGCCGCGCATGATGCGAAACGGCATGGCAGACACGGCGTTGGCGCGCAGTTCTATCCCTCGGTACAGCCACGGCGTTCGCGAAAAATAGTCCTGCACTGGCGTCGTGTCAGCAACGTCAACGCCAGACAGAAAGTCCTGCGGCGACATATCCGTGGCGACCGCTTTAAGCTCAGGTCGCCCGGTGCGCTGGTTGTACGCTGCGAATTGGAGGAGGCCCGTATACTGGCTTTGCATCCCGGTCCCGGTTGTACGCTAAAAAGAAAACCCCCTTGGGATATCCCATGGGGGGCTTGTGTTGCGAGTGATGGCGACAGGAGGCTAGAGAGCCATTGCGTTATGTTCGCCTGTCGGATTCATCTTACCACGAAAAACGCGGCGTGTCAAGAGCTATAGGAATATCCTCGTTTCTGTTTGCACCGCGCCGTTGGCGGGTATCTCGCTGATCGTTTCACGAACTAGGTCAAGTACCGCTACATCGTGGTAGGCTTTGCACCGTGGACAGTAGATTTGCAGCACCCCGCCTGATAGCCGAGCCAGGAAACGCCCGCATGTCCGGCCGTCGTCGGTGTTGGTGCACTTGATTTCGAGCACATGTCACCACAAAAGCCATGCGGGTTGTGCCAGCTTGTTAAACGCTCCAGACGATGCGTCAACTTGGTCGTCATTCGTGCCGAACGGAAACGCGCAAAGCTCGTCAAGGTATGCACCATTCCAGCCCCGATTAAGCAGCTTGACGTTACCCGCCTCGCACTGTGCTGCGAACGGTTGCGCCCGAACTTCCTTGCTCCCGGTACTAGTTTCGGCGCGGATCGCATGACCAGCAAGCAAACGTATCGTCGCCTCTGCGCTTTCCTTACCGCTTGACCCAGGCTCTTGCTCTGTCCAGGTTACTACGTTGCCGCCCGTCGTTTGTGCGTCTAGTTGCGCAGTCTGTAGCATGATGCGGTTGCGCTCTTCCACGGACCACTGACCGCGCTTGACATCCATCACGTAGTAGCGCCCGTTGCTGTACGCCATAAGCACGCCCGCGGTATAGTCGCCGTCTTTCGCCGTGCCCGCCTTGTCCCACCATCTGGTATACTGGCAATCGGCCGGCGTCGCGTCGACAATCTCAAACCATGCCCGTTTGAACATCGCACCTTCGGCTGGCGTTGGACGTTGCTGGTAGAGGCTCGCCCACTGGTACGACCCCACAGCAGCCTTGATACTGGCTAGTGCGCCAAGATCGTACTTGTTTTCCCACAGCGGCGCGCCCGGTTCCCGCGGATCGTCTGCGTTATCGCCCTCCTCTCGAATTGCCGGAAAGCGCACAATCTCCCACGGCTCGCCACCGTCGCTGCTTGCCAAATCTAACAGCCTGCCGGCCATGTCGTCTTGGTGCCAGCGCGTGAGCGTAACCAGGATCGCGCCCGCTTTTTCTTGGCGTGTGTAGAAAGTGCTCGTATACCAGTCCCACAGGTTATCGCGGTATGTCCTGCTTTCGGCTTCTTCCCGGTTTTTGATCGGGTCATCTATGATGCCAAAGTTAAAGCCCATGCCGGTGATGCCGCCGCCCACGCCCGCCGAACGATAGCACCCGCCGTGACCAACTATCTCGAAAATGTCAGAGTTGCGCAGATAGGTGCCTCGCGCAACCGTGCGAATGTTCGTACCGAAGAGTTGCGTGTCTGGAAAAATCTCAGTGTATAGCGGGTCGTCTATGATGCGCTGCGTATCCCGGTTCATGCGCTGGGCTAGATCAGCGGAGTAGGAGCACGCAATGATCTGCGCGTTGGGGTTGCGTCCCAAAATGTAAGCAGGCAGGCGCCTGGACACAAGCTCACTTTTGCCGTGACGCGGTGGCATGAAAACCATCAGCCGCTTGATCTCGCCTGCTACGAACATATCGAGATAGCGACACAGTACAGCGTGGTGCCAGTTTACTTCATAGTCCGGCTTAGTGTACTGCACGAAGTCAAGTAGGTTGTCAACTTTCTTCGGTTTCTTCGTTGGCTGCGAATGCTTCGAGAAGGCGAATGGCCTTGTCGAGATTGACCCCGTAAAGGACGGCAACTTGACTGGCGTCTTGGCGTTTGAGCCATTTTTCATCGCGAAATATCACCACTTGGGAAACAGCCGTTTGTAACGACTCGCGCAGAAATTCCAGCACCAAAGCGCCGATCTGCTCTTTTTGGGTTCCGTTTCCTGATACCCCCTCGTTTTTCCATCGCGAGACTGTTGCCTTGGGGACATGATACGTTTCGGATACCTTGTTGAGTGATTGACCTTCGAGCAAAGCCGCCATAACCGCGGCGCGTGTTTCCGCTGAATGAGCCATTGTCAATCATCCTCTGCAATCTCTACCGTCACCGTGAGCGCCACGCCTTCGCGCTTGAGCGCCATAAGCACCGCCGCCGCCTCGATTGCCTGCTCCGGCAAGTCCAACGTCACACGGAGGCCGTTATCAACCAGCGTTTGCACCTTGTATACCGTGGCGTCAAACTCCAGGCCGTCCACGCCTATTTCTCGCCTCTGCGCATGAAACACGTCAGGCAGTACCACGCATTGCGCCAGAATGCCGCGCCGTGGTAGTTCGCATCGAGCGCAACGTCGCAGCGATGGCAGCGCGTGCCTGGTGGTAGTTGCGGCTGCTGGAAGTCTTCTTTCGTCATGAGTTCAACCTTGCCTCGATTGTCGCAACGATCGGCACTTCGTCACCACCCTACACCGCCATTTAGCCGCGCCTCGATCATGCCAATGATCGGCGCGATATGCTGTGCGGGTGCA